TTCCGTTTGGCTCTAGAGGTGCTGACATTGCTCCTGTTGCAAAAACATTATCTGACTGGTAAAACAACTTGGTGTGATCCATGTTGACTCCACGAACGTTCTTGTTGTCTTGCCAGTAAGCATTCACGCCTGCTGAGTGATAGTTTATTGGAGTTCCAAACTGTCCTCTTCCGTGCTGTGCAACCTGTCCCTCAGATAGGATTGTTGTCCCGTTAGATAGGTTTGTATAGTTTGGCACACAGAATATTCTAACTCTTCCAGTCTGATACATCTTTCCATTAAATGGAAGCTTGGAGAAATACCCCTGGTATTCCTTTATGTTTGTTATCCAAACATTTCCAGACTCTTGTCCTGGTACGCTATACTCAACTGCGTCATACCTGATTACCTCGCCATTGGCGTAAAAGTATCCATTGTATCTTCCAATCCACTGTACGGACTCTCCAAAGTCAATAATATTGTTAATGATTTGTCCATTCAATACAGATGGCGGTGAGGCAGGTAGGTCAGTGTTTAGTGGCACAGCAGCCAACAAGTACTGTTGCTGATCTGCCGTCTGATCGTTAATAGACTTAATGTTGCCACTTGGAGACACTTCCCACAATAGTGCTGGCTTGTATATCCAAGACTTATCTCTGTCTACCATCAAAGAGTTCTTTAGCGATGCAACCTCTCTTTGAATATATCTAGAGGTATATGCTATTTTGCCAGAGTTGTACACCTTTGTTTCTGACGCTGATATGTCGGCAATGTTTGCTAGCTTTGTTGAGGTTGACTTGTTTCTTAGGGTGCCGTCCTTAGACTGATCTATAGTTCCCAGAAGCTCTGCGTTGGTCTGTCTATCTTCTTCAGATGGCATTAGGTATCCACGGCTCATAACAACAAAGTTGTTGTACTCATCAAAGAACATGGCTGTTTGAGTTGAGACAGCAATATCCTGAAGCACCTCAGCTACGGTCTTATCTGGGGCAACAAAGAAGTAAGGAATTATGTCTTCCGACTCATCTGGCAAAGTTAGGAACGTGTAGTTTGAAAAGCCAATAGAGTCTAGTAGGAGGCTTACTGCGTAGCTTGTCGATGCGTCCTGAAGCAACAGCTCTGGAGCCTTTGTCGACTCTAGGTGAAAGAATAGATCTCTAAGCTCTATTTCTGCTGACCTATCTTTACTAGAAAAGGTTGGTCTAGACTCAGAGTATAGCGTCTTAATTGGAATGTAGTAGTCTGCCAAGAACGAGTCAGAGTTAACATTTTTGATTACCTCATAAAATGAGAACTTTATATTTTCATACTGATAGTTTGAGATTACGCTATCTTCATTATTATTATTAAATACCTGGTCTACGTCAAAAAGGCTTAGTGTTCCTGTTGATGCCAGTAGCTGTCCGACTGGCATTCCGCTTACGCCAAGGTCAGATGCTGCCTTGGTAATACTGAAGTTTGTGACCATATCCGATATGTCTGCAAGCAGTCTTGGCGATATTTCAATCAGGTCAAATGTGGAGTTCTGAACATTCATTGTATCGACAACTACCCTAATACCAGAAATGAACTCTAGCTCTCTTAGCTTTTGTTCTCCAGAAGCATTCTTAAAAGAGTCTGGCGAAGATAGCTTTTTAACATATGGAGTAGACATGGCTACCCCTTCATCAATTAAGTACCAGCCATATTTTGCCGAGAACGACTCTCTTCCAGCTTGAGTTTTAACCACAAATCTTCCAGCAGAAGACACTGTTTCTTTCACTAGATAGGCATCGCCCAATAGCGAGTCTTCTGGGATTATGCTTTCATCGTAGATCTCTCCAAGATACCTGAAGGCTTTTGCATACTTCTCTGGAATGATTGGCCCGTAGGCAATTTCTACATAGCCGTCTGGTCCAACAATGTTAGAGCCATCTAGTCTTTTTGAATTATTGTCAAAAGATATGGCGTCATACCAAGAGTTGTTCTTTAGGTATTGCACCTTCCACTTTACTGGTGTCTTCTGGTTTGCATACCCAAACAGTGGGTCATTTATAGTTCCAGACTCTGTCTGAAATGGTCCTAGGTTTACTGTGCCTACACCAGTCTGCATCTTAATTACAATTCTGTTTGCAGGCACTGGCTTTTCGTAAACCACAAATGGAGCTGCATCGTCAATAACGTATGATGATCCAATTAGCTTATTAGCAATTCCTCTTTCAATGTTTTTAGTTCCAGAAGACTCTGTTCTGTAAGAAGACCAATATTTAAAATTATCTTTCTTGCTAGACATGTAGTACCTTGGCCTACTTGCCATTTGCGAGTTGGTATTGTGAAGAAAGACTCCGTTTAAAAATCTTGCTTTATTGATTCCAGATCTTGGTCTAAACTTCAAGAAGCAGTCGTCTAGAGAATAAAGCATTTTTTCTTTTTGCTTTAATGATGAAAACACTACTGGGATTTGGTTTAACTCTTGATCAAGCTTTTCCTGATACCCTCCTGCAATTGCTATGTCAGCATCTGTGGCACCAGTATAGTGCTTAATACTTAGAGTGCTGTCTAGTGGATCATATACCGATGTCGCTTGGTTGTATGGGGAATCAAGGTCTAATGGCCTGTTTCGATAGTTGCCAACAGTAGCTATGTTGGATGGAACGTTCATGTTCCACTCTGCAGAGATAAAAGACTTTAAGCTAACTGACGAGCTTTGTTCTAGGTGGTCTTGAAGTTCTTGATTAAAAAACATTTTAAGCCTCTTCCAGTGTTATGGACACATCCCAGAAGTCATGATTAGTTGCTCCACGCTTTTGAATGGAGTAGGAGAAGTCTGATACAAACATCTCAATTACCTGGCTATACTCTGCAAGCCTGCCATACTTATTTGTGGAAAAATTATCTGGCTTATCGTATGAAAGAAAAACCCAAAATGATCCTGGGTGGTCCTCATACCACTTTAGCAAGTCTGCACCGCCAGCACCGCCATCTGAAGTATACTTAGAGGTTGCTGAGCTTGTGCCATTATCCTGAAAGGATGGGCTTGAGGAGAATGCTCTTGATGGAATCATAGACCAGGACAGTGACAACTGTAGCTTATCTGCAATGTGATATGAACGCATTCTTCCGTTAATCATTCTTTCACGGGTTTCAATACGCTCAATGCTCATGCTGACTGGCTCTCTGTTATCGTCAGAAAGAATCAGGAATGATCCGTCTGAGCCTTCTGCAGCACCAACCTCATAGCCATCTGGAAGTCTTTTGCCAGACTCAGTTATAGTTCCAGGGTTCTCTGAAAAAAGCACTGCCTGTGGCCTTGCATACTTCTTTCTTCCACTCATGTACTCTATGTCTGCCATTAGAACCTATTTCCTCTTACTTGCTGAGAGTTTACTTGTCTAATCTGGGTCATTACTGCTCTGGCGATTTCGTCTGCGTTTGCATCTGATTTAACATTGACATTCAACTCATAACTATTATACACTGAATCACCGACTGTTCTTCCTGAATTGATTGCTCTCATCTTGTCAATACCGTGGGTCTTTACCGCATAGTTGCTCATGACGAATTCTCCTGGTGTGAGCATAGCTGGAACGGTGTCTGTTCCCATTGCAAATCCACCAGAGGCGAAGTACTTTGGCATAACCATTCCACCCTTTGCGAGTCCCTGAATCTTCTTTCGATCTGCATAGTATTGAATTAGCTTGGCATCGGCACCTGCGACCTCTGTCCACTTACCTAATTTTTCCATGTTAGACTTGTAACGCAATGCATTCGCAATCTTTGTATTAACTGCTGTCAAGGCTTTTTGATCAACAACTGTGCTGCTTGCTGTGCCAGAACCGCTGTCTGTGGCATCCCCTTCTGCTGGAGTTCCTAGCCAGGCTGAGTATGCCTTTGGATCAAACTTAAATGACATAAACTTGCCGTTTGCATCAAGCACTTCTGTGAATCCTGGAATAGCCTTTAGTGCCTCTTGAATTGACTTTGCAAACTCTTCAGACTCTACGGTAGCGTTTCTTGCAGCATCTGCCACATTCTCCCAAGCCTTCTTTGTTTGACCAAGATAGCCAGCTTCCCCGACTGCCTCAATAGCTAGTGCCTTAGCTCGCTCTGCAGCCTTAACAATCTTTTCTGCTGGCTCTACTCTTTCTTCTTCAATCTTCGCTATCTTTTCCTGAAGCGTTAGCAAGCTCTTTTCTAGCTCTACCCTGGTCTTGCCATTGGTAGATCTTACAGACGCAAGTTCTAGCTCCTTTGACTTTTCTAGAGCGGCCTTCTGTTCTTCTCTTGCTCTATCTGCAGCTCTTGCTTGCTCTTCCTGCATTGCCTTTGCTGCTGCTGCAACGTCACCAGATGTTAATGCCTGAGCTATAGATAGCTGGCCCTTCTGCTGCTCCATAATGTCGCTGTTTGCTTCCCAAATGTTTTCTAGTGCCTCAACTCGCTCTTCGTACCTCTTGTTTATCTCGTCTTCTGCCTTGGCAATTCCATCTAACTGGTACTGTATGTCGTCAATCTCATACTGGTAATCCGCAATCTCGTCTTGAGCCTTTTCTATTTCGCTTCTAGTTTTACCAATGTTAAACTTAGAGGCGTTTCTTCCACTAGTGTCTGTTCCATTCTCAAAGTCTTTGTTGACCTTGGCTTCTTGAGCAGCAAAATATTCGCTAACCTTAGAGGTTGCTCCAGATACGATCTTCTCTCGGCCAGCTGCGGTCTTGAAGTCTAGCTCTCTTTGTGCCTTAGCCTGCTTCTCTAGCCACTTCACCATGTCTTTAATTTCTGTCGTAGAGGCATTTGTAGCTATAGCATATGCCATATTTGCATCTGATGCTATTTCCATCGCATCTGCAGTAGACATCCCCTGTTTTACTAGCTTGTCAAATGCTTCGGACTGGTAGCCAAGATCTGCGGTAGAGCGAACAACGGAATCCTGGTACTCTCCGAGGGCTGCTTCACGCAAGCCCTTCTGATAAGTCTTTCCGTCCTTTGTAACGGTTACCTTACCCTTTTTATCAACAGTCATGAATTTCTTGCGTTGCTCTTCATCAAGTGCCATCATGTCATCAATAAACTCAGCACTGTACCCTGCCATAGTTAGCTGTTGACTTACTCCACGGAATAGACCCTTTGCAATAGTGCTTCCCTTTGCCAATGCCTTGTTTAGCTCAGAGATTCCTCCAGCTGCATTTATGGCTGCATCTCTGACTCTCTTTAGTCTTGAAAGTAGATTCTCGTATGGATCGGTCTTGGTTCCGCCGCTATCTTCTTCTTCCTCTTCTTCTTCTTCTACGGTTGTGATACCCTTAGATTCTTCGGTTTTTTGATAGGCAACACCAGAAGCAATCTGGCTGGCAACCTCAGACGCACTTAGTGATGCCGCCCACTTTCCAGCCAAAGAGCCGTTAGCTGCCTGAGCTTTTCTCCACGCCGCAATTCTCTTTTTGCCGTCATCTGAGTTAACGTCTATGGTGTCTAAAACGGTAAGGTATGTAGTGGTGTATATCTTTTGCTGATCTGCCTCAAGTCCATTAAAGTATGCTTGGGCTTCTTTGGCAAGAGTTAGTCCAGTGGTCGTTACAAAAACGTCATAGGTTATTTTTTTGCCTTTGTTTTTTGAGAAAGCCGCATTCAAGGCTTTAATGCTTGTAGTAATTTTCTTAAACTTTTCAGTAACATTTCCATCTGGATCTACATACTGGTCTAAGCTTATGCCTTCAGTTTTGCTTAGGGCAATCATGGTGTCCATTGCTGCCTGAGCATCTGCTGCACCCTCTGTCGAATCCTTATTCTCTGTCTTTAATCTTACTACGTAGTCGGCAAACTGTGTTGCCTTGTTGGCATCGGTAAACCCTGGGAGAATGGACAAGAAGTCTTCCTCAGTTCCAGCACCCATCTCTACAGTGACTTGTGCAATTTTTTTCCAAAGCCCTACGTTATCTTTAACTGGGAATATCGCCTGGACTCTTTCGAGTTCGTCTATATTTTCTACACTTACTGTTGCCGTCAAAGTTGCTCTTTCTGCAAGAGTAAGATCCTTGTTGTTTGCAATATTTTCAAGAGTTAGCTTTGCCATATCTTTTGTTGCCTGATCTGCATCCTTAAACAAGTCATTAGCTGATTGCTCTAGAGCATTTACAATTGCTTCGGCAGACTGCTTCTGCAATGTATTTGTACCATCGCCCTCCAAGCCCTTGATGTAATCAAACTCTGCCTTTAAGGCTGCTGTGTTTGTCGCAATCACTGCTGCCCTATCTTCCAAATACTTATTGTTTTCTTTTTCTATTCCTGCAAGGTCTCCAGCTGCCTCAAGAACCTCTAGCCTCTTTAAGTGCTCAAGCTCTAGGGTATCTAGGTTCTGCTGCCCCATATCAAACAAGTCGGAGAATACTTGTGCAAACTCTGCTTCGGCTGCTGCTACTTCTGTTGGGTTTGCTCGGTTTGGTAATACGGAGCTTGACCACCAAGCCTTTTCTGACCCATTAATTATATCCTTTGCATTACCAGCTCCACTTACAACCTCCTGCCTCAACTCTATAATCTCGGCTCTTACCTTTAGAGGGTCCTTAGTCAGATCTTCTCCGCCTGGGCCTAGAAGCTCTACCATGGTTGCATTGACGTCTATAGCAAAGTCGTAGTCTTTCATGGCTTCACCGACATTGCTTGCAATGCTTGCTGCTTGGTTTGTAGTTAGTATATTGTTTGCCACTGCCTGAGATAACTGAACCGCAAGACTCTTTGCCGCATTCTTTCCACCGTTCTTAAGTTTTTCTGACTTAGCCTCATCAAGTAGTTGCTTTCCTGCCTCAGAATCAAGGTATTCTGCACCAAACGTGTTTTTGCCAGTTACAATTTGATACTGAGATCTACGCTCTGCACGTATCTTGTCTAGAGCCTCGGAGGGGTTGACCGTTCCAGCAAATTCCGCCAGGCCATCCATTGCATCTCTACCAGAAGAGAATGTTTTTGCCATCTTTGCAGCTTCTTCTCTTGCCTTTGCAAGCTCTTCATGCATCTTGTACAAACCAAAAGCAATTAGACCAAGTCCACCAACTACCGCTGCAATTGGTAGTGGCAATGCCATGAGAAGTGGCACAATGGCAGAAAGTGCACCAAGGAATGGGGTAGCTGCATTTGCTAGATCACCCATTGGGCCACCCATTCCAGACATCATTCCAGAAATCATTGTTGCAGTTCCAAGAAAGCCCATAGCCTTTCCTGCTAGACGCCCACGCTTTTGTGCTGCTGCCTGCTTCTTAAGACTCTTCTCCTGCTGCTGCTGAGTTAACTGCCTACCCTTCTTATCCACAATAGGATTTCCATCAGCGTCAAATGCTAGTTGGTTGTCGTTTCCATTGTTTATGTTGGCTGCCATCATTGCAGCAGAGCCAGCACCTACGGCAGGGTTTACGTCTGCTCTATCTGCCTCATTGCCCTTGCTGTCTGTAAGTATTACGCCGTTCTTGTATCCACCAGATTCAAGTGCATTTGAGATTGCGTTATTCTTAAATGCCTGTCCTAGAGCTGTATTAGAAAGAGCACCAGTTGTAAACAAGTCAGACAGCTTATCGTCAATACCCTTGAACAGTTTCTTTCCAAGATTCTTTCCAACCGATGCAGCATCGTTAGCTGGTGGCGTAAATGATGGAGTCGGTGTGGTTGGGAAACCTGGAATTGATGGCAGTGGTGTAGGACCATCTGGCCTTGCACCGTTTATGATAGCATCTCCTAGCTGATCTCCAACCTGGTTGGCTTCATCGTAGCCTTCCTTGACTCCATTGACAAGACCTCGTACTAGATCGGCACCCTTGCTGAACATCTTTTTCGAAGGAGACGCCATCTCTCCTTCTTTTTCAACACCAAGGATTAGACCCTTAACTAGGTTTTCTCCGTCTGCCTTAATTTTATCTAGTTGCTGCTTAGTAACTCCAGATCCGAAGGCGTCTGCCTTGGCCTGATTTAGTTTGTCTACTGCAGCCTGAGCTTCCTTATTGTTAAACTTCTTTTGGTACCCATTTTTATTCTGAATATCCACTGCATCGTATCCTGCGTCTAGAGCATTTGCGTTAATGCCCATTGGAGAGCTAACACCAGCAGTTCTTGCAACCTCTTTATTTACTTTAGCAAAAGTCTTTCTCTGTCCCTCTGTAAAAGACTTGTCTCCTCGTATTGCAGCATCAAGCTCTATCCACTCTGCCTCGGCTATGTCTCCAGCCTCCTGTAGTGTCTTTGCGGCTGCTTCGTAAGCATCGTATACGCCAGTTGTACTCTTCTTGTCTGCTGATGTCATGCTAGAAAGCAGGGTATTTTCCATTCTAGGGTCATAGTTTATAAATGGTTGCTGCCACCCTTCTGGCAATACCTTTGCAGAGCCGACATCCACCTTGTGGCCCATGGCAACACCAGGATTTGATGCACCCTGATATCCAGTAATACTTGCTGCCTTTGTATCTGGAACCCCAAGCTCTAAGAGTTTATTGTGGGCAGCCTCTGAAATTCTTGCAGCTACATCATACTCCTGCTCTCTTCCAGCGTTTTCTGCATTTGTACTAGCAGAGGTAGAAAGAGGAGACCCCCTAAACTTACTAATATCTTTTTTCTTTCTATCCGTGTCTTCTTTGCTAGGTCCATAATAGATAGCTTTGCCTAGTGTCTGAGATGGGGTAGATCCAGCTTCGGCACCTTGGAATGCAAGGATGCGGCGGAAACCCTTAATGCTCTGGGTCTTCTGCTCAGAAAGTGCCTTTAGGGCCTGGCTTGCAATCTCCTGCTCTTCAGAACCTAGTGCTGAAAATCTTTGTGCCTCGGCCAGGATCTTCTGTGTGTCTTCATCACTTGTTTTTAGCTGGACATCGGCTATGCCCTGGGAGAAGCCTGGAATTTTTCCAGCAATCATTGCTGCGATAAAACCACGGTTCTTCTTGGCAACATCTGCAGGAATTACTGCTTCTCCAGGAGAAAGCAAAGATGGAACAACATCTCCAGCACCCTTTGGTCCTGGCACAGAAAGAATTCCAGATGCATACCCTGGAAGACTTCCTCCAGGTGACTGTGCACGACGTGAACCAGGAACCTTTGAGATTGGAGGTGCTACTGATGGGGTTGGAGTTGCTGCTGCTCTTGCAAGTGAAGATGCGGCACTGTACTCGTTAATAGCTATAATAGCTTGGTGGTAAGCATCCTTTAGCCCTAGGATTGCAACAGTCTCTGATGTAAATTGCTGAGTAAGGTTTGAGTGTACCTGCTCAAGCGAGGCAGCCACTGCTGAAGCTTCTAGCTGTTCTTGGGTAAAGTATCCCATTGGGCCAGCTGCATCTGATGTAGCACCTGCAAGCTTGTAGAACATTTTGCTAACAGAGCTAACGCCCTTGATGATGTTTGCGATACCGTTGGCAAAAAGACCAAAGGTCATAATTGCTGCTGGTGCTATTAGGCCAAGGACACCAACAGCACCCATAACAAACTGCTTAACCCCTGCATCAAGATTGTTAAACTGCTTAAGCATATCTACACCAAACTCAACAAGTGGTGTGATCAACTTTAGGAATTCTTCTCCCAAAGGAATTAGAGATGCCTTGATATCTTCCAATGCCTTCTGGAACTTAAACATTGGAGAATTCTCTACCTTCTTCATTTCTCGTTCAGATAGGATTGCTAGCTCTTGGGCTGATGCCTTTGTCATGTCAAGCACACGTGATGCCTGGCTACCCTCGGCAATTACGTTTTGGAATAGTGTTGACATACGGGCAAACTGGAACTTACCGAACATCTGCTCAATGGCACGTGCACGGTTTAGTGGGTCTAGGGTATCCAGTGCTGATGCAAAGTCTAGAACTAGCCCCTTAACGTCACCCTTGTTTGAGTCTACAATGTTCTTTACATTTATGCCAAAAGTTTGCAAAAACTCGCTTGCTTTTCCAGTTGGATTAATTAGAGATGCTAGACCAGACTTTAGTGCGTTAGCACCCTCAGAGGCATTAATTCCACCTTCCTTCATCGCTGTCAGGAAGAATGCTAGGTCTTCTACGTCTCCACCTAGCTGCTGAACAACTGGACCAGCTTTTGGAATAGCAATGGTTAGGTCTTCAATGGATGTTACCGTCTGGTTTTCAACGGAGTTCAAGAAGTTTATCTTATTTGCCAGATTTTCTGTTGCAACGCCAAAGGCGTTTGTAAGTGATGTGGTGGTCTCAAGTGCTTGAGCTTGCTCTACACCACCAAGAATTGCTAGCCTGGTTGCTTCAGATACCTGTGCAGATAAGTCGGCACCAGTCTTACCCATGGCTGCAGCATCGGCTGCCAAAGACATTGTGTCTGCTACTGCAACACCATACTTGGTAAAGCTATTAGCTAGCTTTTCGATCTGCTTGATCATCTTCTCGGTATCGCCAGCAGTTGTGCCAAGATCTCCATAGACTCTCTGGAACTTTAGAACTGCCTTTTCCATTTCCATGAAAGACTTTACGGCAGCTACACCCATCATGCTAAGTGGTACAGTAAAACCAACCATAAGCTGACGACCAGCCCACTGAGTATTCTTACCAAAGTTTAGAAGGTTTGTAGAGCCTTGCTTCAGAAGCTGATTGAATATCTGCTGCTTCTGAGCTGCTATCTGTACCTGAGTACCAAGCTTCTCCATGTCAAGGGCGAGTGGTCTAACCTTGATTGCTTGGATTGCACCGTTGGCATCTCTACCCATCTTGATATACTGGGTCTGTAGGGTCTTTACTCTTTCTCTAGCAACCTTCTCAATAGTGTTAAACTCATTTGTGAAGAGTCTTCCAAAGGTTTTTGTAGATGCCCCAGCATACCTAAAGTATTGTCCAAGGGAGAGCTTGTTCTTTTCAAGAGCAGTAGTAAAAGATTCTGTACTGCCCTTTACATCCACCATGGATGCAGAGAACTTCTTTGTGGCATTAATCGAATTGACTAAGTTTCTTTGCATGCCATCAGAGATGGCTGCATTGGCAGCGTTGCCAGACTGCTGCATTGTGCTGTGAAAGGCTGATATCTGTCTTTGCAGATTCTTGATAGCAGACAGAGCGTCTGTGGTATCAATATCTATTCTTATATTTGACTCAATATCAGCCATTCATTCGCACTCCTGCTACTGGTTACTTGCGACTAGCAGCAACCGAATCTCCAAGCTTGATTCCCGAAGCCTCTTCAACAATCTGGTAGACTGTTGGCAAGTCCAGAGAATCCTCTAGTGCCTTTGCGTCTGCAGCTAGCTCTGCGTTATACTGACGCATTGCAATCTGAACACAAGCCATTAGAACATCCATAGACTTATCGTTGTCTTCGGCAACTGGGCCAAGCTCTTCAAACTTTTTCATAAACTCACGCAATAGCGAGATCTTCAATGGGCGTACGGAAATCTCTGTACCATCGATGAAGGTGATCTTCTTTGCTTCATTAACTGTTGTTGTCATATTTTCCTCTCAAAATAACCATTTTTTGGCTAGTTAATTATATCACGGATCAGTTTATTTTTCAGACAGATCCTCGTATGCAAGGCCTAGGCCAATTCCAAAACCTGCCTTAGCAGCATTGGCTCCCTGGAATGCAAGAATATCATTTCCATCTGTAGTCTTTCCGCCAGAGAACACTCTTGCCTTCATCTCTTCCCACTTGTTTTGCTCACTCTTTCCACTCTGCTTGTCAAGGTCTACCCCCTGCATTGCAGCATTAAACTTCTTATCTTGATAATCTATTTCTCTCTTAATCTCAAGAGTTGCTGTTAGTTCTGGCATTGATAGACATGACTCTAGCTCTTCGTAGTCTTTCCAGATACCCAGCAAAAACACCTCTGCCTCAAGCTTTGCTAAGTCTAAGTTTCTCCAACTAGAAGATGAGTCTCCATCTGCTGTCTTTTCTTGCTTCTGCTCTTCGTCTGGCTTCTTGTTAGATATTCCGCCAGCGATATCTATTAGCTTATACATTGTTGCCATATCTAGATTATCTGCAACATCCTGGACGGTCTTGATTGCTGGAAAGTATTGCTTCATTGCAATTCGGACACACTCAAGTAGCTGATCAAAGGCCTCGTCTGTGTTGCCTAAAGCCTTTACTAGTTCAAAAGATTCCATGAATTGTCTGAGATACTTTATCTTTAGTGGAGTTATGTAAATTTCTGTGCCGTCGACTAGGACGATGTTTTCTGAGTTATAAACTGTAGTTGGCATACCTATAGTATACCAAAAAGCAAACTGCCCCAGCAAATTAATGCCAGGGCAGTTCTATTTAGTTATAACCAGCTACTAGGAAGCAGCAGGGATGGTGCGGTCAACGATCTTACCGTAAGCAGCTGCGTCGTTTGGAAGCAGACGGAACGATACTTCGAACATTGTTGCCTCGTCACGCTTTGCACCTACTGTAACGCTCTCAATTGAGAGTGCACGGTAAGCAACGTATACACGCTCCTTAGCTAGGTCTGGAGCACAGTCACCTGTACCTGGACCTACTGCAACAAGACCACGCTCTACTGGACATTCACCGATGTCACCAGCAGATAGGTTTAGAGAGCTAGAACCTGCTCCGATACCAGTGCCTGTAGCAGAAGATAGATCTTCTGGCTTAGCAGCTAGTGCGAACAACAAGTTTTCTAGTGTTGCCTCTGCGAAAGTAGTGTTTAGGTTGACAGTCATGCCCTGCTTGTAAAGCTTTGCAACGTCTAGCAACTGGTCAACAGCTACCTCACCAAAGTCAGGCTGGAAAGCTAGTTCCAGACCATTCATGGTGTAGCCTACGTTACGGAAACCTTCCTCATCGGATAGGGTTTCACGGTAACTCTCACCAGCAACGTATGCTGGCAACAGGCCATCGGTCAATTCGCCATCTTCGTATGTGAAGAGAGCGGCTGCACCAACAATAATGTTGGCGTTAGAACCTCTTGAATATGCCATAATTTTTTCACCTCATTCTTTTATGGAGTTTGAAGCGTTTGTTTCCTCAAGGCTAATTATACCATGGTTTTAAACGATCTGAGTACCATTGTAGTCATCGTTGGTTGAATTTTCATATCGTGGCCTAGCAGCGTCAAAGCCTGCGACTGGAGTTCCTTGCGGATAACCCTTGGCATGATAGGTATAGTCTATGATAATCTTATTGCCAGCATATGTCCTGGCAGTTCCAAAGTCAATGATGTCTCTGGTTTCTTCTAGCTGATAAATCTTAATGTCGTGAAAGTGTACTGGGGAGAACTCCTCTTCGTCGAACACCACGTTTCCCTGGGCATTTCTTGGCAAAGATGTTATCCAGGTATTCAAGTCTTCTGCCGACTCGTCGCCACGGTCTAGTAAGTCTTGAACTGCCTGTGTGGTGTACAACAGTCCTGAAATGTCTCCAGCTACCTTGTAGAAGTAGTACAGCACCTGCTCACTCTTGATGTGCGGAAAAGCCTTTCTCCTCATCTTAAGCATTCTGTCGTATACAGCAAATACGTCGTTGGCTGCTTCAGGAAATGTTTCTGTAAGAGACTCTATGTCTGTTGGCATAGTAGGAAAGAATTTTAGTGGGTTAGAGAAGTATTCTGGCAGTGCTGGAGATATCTTTGCAGCAAGATACTTATTGATAAAGATGGGCGGAAATGTCTTTGCCACGTTATCCTCCTAGTCCTGCGTTAGCGATCCACCTGTAACCAGTAGATATGCCCTTTTGCTTTCCACCAGTTCTTCCAGCAGCGAAGTTCTTTTTAAACAATACTGGATTTTGCAGATAGTCCATTATACCAGACGACTTAAGGAATGATTGCTTAAAGTATAGATTAAAAAATGAGTCAAATGTTCTTTCAAACGACCCCTGTACCTGATCGCCTCCAGGGTTTGAAACGTTTACTGCCGAACTAGTAAATACCTGATCTCCAGCGTCATCAGTAAAGGCAAGTACATTAGACCTTCTCGGCTCAATTCTTACTGGAATTCCCTCTTCCATAATTCTTGCCTTGTCATAAAATGGTACAGTTGACCCTGCCTGGAGAGATGTCGACTGCCTAAAGGTTGATTTTACAGAAAGGCCAAGATTGCTTACCGTATAAGATATATCAAATAGTCTTGCGTCTGGGCTTCCAGTCTGCATCCACTCATAGATATGGTGCATGGCTGATGGATTTACCCTTGCACTTGAGTCTATGTATTCTTTTAATACCTCTATGGTCTGGGCTCCAACTGAGTTTAAGAATACCTGCTTGCCACGGTGAGCACCCTCTAGAAACCCTATAGAATAATTCATTAAATTATCTAAATCTTTTTTTAGCTTTTTAGAGTTCATTAAAACTCTCACAGATCTACCGCCTGGTTCTCCGATCTTTTTAGGACAAGCTTGAAGTATTCTGTTTTACCAAATGGGCCAACAATTGGCTCATTTGTAGCAACCTCGAAAAGGGTTGTCTTGTTGTTTCTAACACCAGAAGTTTCGTTGTAAATGCTGTTGCCAGACTTATCTCTAATGTTGGTTATCAGTACATTTGTGATTGCGTTATTTGAATCTGTAGCTGCTACCCTGATGTCTGAGCGGACTCTTCCTACTAGAATTACCTCTCTTGTAATGTTTACATTTGGCTTAACGTCTTCTGCCATTGCAGACCCTGCAGGTGCTAGACTACATGCAACACTTCTGTCAAGAACCCACTGCTTCTTTACCGATCCAAGTGCATCCTGCTTTACTAGTGGATAGTAAACATCTGCAAGTAGTGGGTATATAAAGTCAGTAGTTTCGCATTTTGACATTACAGAACTCCAACTCTTGTAATAGACTTTCTATACTTTTCTAGTATTTTGTCTACCAGGATGTTTCCCGTTCCTTCCAAGACTCTCTTGTCAAACTGAATTCTGTACTGATCTGTATTGTATGAAGTAACATATCTTTGGAAGTAGTCTAGTCTTCCGCATTTTAGGTCGTCAACCAGCATCTCTGTGGCATCTACAACCGAAGATGGCAAAGTTTTGTATCCGATGTCTAGAACAAATGCAAAGTCATTGCCCTTTCTAAATGTTGATCTTGTTAGCGACAAGTCTACATAGTCTGTTGGAGATACTGGCAGGCTAGGTACCCTGGCATCAATGACGTTGTTGGCACCAGATACGACTCTGTAGATGGCTGATTTATCTTTTGTAATAGCAAAAACAAAATCATTTTCTTCTGCACTTGCATCGTACACAAGCTCATTGTTTTCGTAAACCTTAAGGATCTTGTTTACGTCCTTCCACACTGGCATTAAGTCAAGCCCGTTTCCTGTGACCTCATAAATAGCCTTCTTGTTATAAAAATCTATGTTGTCTAGAAATGAATCTATGATTGCCCTAGAAAGTCTTTCTAGTTTTCTTATTTCTGCTATCTCTGTTGCCGTTTCTGCAACAGCATATGGATCAAGATATGGCCTTACTACCTCGTAGCTTTCGGAGAATATGACATCTCCGTCAAGAAGTAGTTCTACGTCGTATGAGTTGTCGAAGTTTTTATCAAGGTAGAAGGTTAACGACTCTCCTCCAGCTGTGACAATTTCCTGCTCTAAAATAGAGAAATCGCTGAGGTCTGTAATAGACAAAACATGATCAGATTCTGTGTGGTCACCTGGGACCTGGATTGTTACTTCTACCCCATCTGATGTGATGTTCTCAGCGACTCTCAAAATTTCCATTTTATAGACCGAATTCCTTTGCTACCTCTTCTGGGGTTGCAATACGGATGTGGCTTCTTGTTGCCCATAGGTCTGCCTCTTCCTGGGTCACAATGTTGTAACCTCTGTAAACTTTTCCTACGCCATTCCATGTTACATTCTTTGTGGAGAATACTGCAACAATCTTTTCGTCATCCTTCTTCTTAGCTGCCTTTGGCTTCGCAGCCTTTGGCTCTGGCTTTGCAGCCTTGACTTCCTCAACTACTGGCTCTTCTGTGATTTCTTCAACGATAGACTCTACCTCTTCGGCATCGTCTTCTAGCTGATCTACCATCTGAGAATATTTGCTAACAAGCTCTTCTACTACCGCTTGCGACTCTTCGCTAAGCTCTGGAATTACTGGCTCTCCATCCTGCAACCGTGCAGTTAGTGGCGTAACCTTTTCCTCATTATTTAGTTCATTTGACATAATGACCTCCTAAGTTAATTATATCAGATATAAAAAAGAAAGAGGGGCCAGGCAAAATGCCCAGCCCCTCCAGCTTAAAGGATAACTAGATTAGCTGTCCGAACCTGCTGCATCAGCAAATGCGACTGCGTCCTCTTCCTCCCACTGAATACCGAAACGTACGAATACGGTGTACTCAATGGTGTCCTTCTTTGGCTTGTACTCACGGTTTACAGTGATGTCACGCTGGAATCCCCAGATACGGTTCTGAGGGAATGTCAAGTCGACATATCCTTCAGGGTAGTAAGGAACTTCCTGCACGTCAACACCTAGAACACGGGTAGTGCGAGCACCACCGAATGTCTGGCCGTTACCGTCTAGGTAAGCCTGGCGGTTAGCAGGTGTACCTGCTGCACCAGTGAATGCCTCTGCAATAGCGTCAGCAAGGGTACCGTTGTGCTTGATGATTCCCTGGAATGCGTCAGTACCAGCGTAGAACTTAAGGTTGTTCTTAAGTGCACGGTACTTGCGTGGCATAGCCAAGATGATGTCCTGCATAACGTCTGGAGTCCATGCGTTGTCAGCAACTGTTACTACTGACTCGTGGGCATCTCCATTTGTGGTTACCTTGTTAACAAAGCCTTCCATAATACCGAGGAATGCACCATCGCCACTGTCACCAGTACCGTTGATTGCTAGATCCTCAATGTCATTTGCGAATGCATTTGTCATTAGACGTACTAGGTGGTCCTCTAGAGCACCACCCTCAATACCGTCTTCAAGTGCTTCAGCAGAAACTTCCCAGTCTAGACGAATCTTCTTGGTTGTAAGCTCTACCTTTGTGAATGATGCACCAGCATTGGTGTAGTCACCATTTGCCTGTGCAGCTGCACGGATTACACGCTCTCCCACGTTAACTTTTTCAAGTTCCATGGTGTTTGCTCGCATGGTCACACGACGACCATCCTTGGCGAGAACTGTGGCATCCCACACGTAGTCAATAAAACGACGTGCTTGCTCTGGGCGTAGGATACCGCTACCTGCCTCACCAGAAGGGTTGATTGCGTTTGGACCAGTTGTTAGTCCGTTTAGTGCTGTTGGAATGTTGCCGATGGCACCACCAGTTGCGTAGTTGCCTGGAACATTGTTACCAGCATCTGAACCTGAAGCGAAAGCTCCTTCTCCGTTGTATAGACCAGAGTCGTTGCCTGCTGAATCAGGGTTATTCTTCTTAATATCTTCCGACATATTGTTCACCTCCTAAGTGATTTTTTTATCTAAATAGATCGGCAGTTTTGAGGAAACGTCCGCCCCATAGGGATTTCTGAACCTGTTCTGGTTCAGTTTCCTGTACGATCTCGCCAAGATCGCCAGACTTGCGGAAAGCTGTGTCGGCCTCTACGGCATCCACTCTCTTTCCAAACTCATTAAACACGTCCTTGCTTGCAGTTACCTCATTCTTTACTGCGGCAAGTGACTTGTGTAGCTCTGCAATTTGTTCGGCTTGTGCCTGAACAACTGCAGTTAGGTCGCTAAAGGCTTTTGTAACGGTGTCCTTGATGTCTGCAACAGCAGTCTCAAGAGCCTCGTCTGACTTAGATACATCCTCAGTCACAGCATCCGAGTCTTCTGTCACCTGGTTTTCTTCTGAGCCTTCTGACTCTTCTGTTACTTCGGTTACAAGAACTTCTTCGGCGTCAGCATCAGTAACTTCTGTTACCTCAACTGCTGCATCTGCTGCTTCTTCTACTGGGGCATCTGCCTCTGGAGCGACCTGTGATTCTTCAACTGTAGTTTCTTCAACGACTGCTTCTTGAGCAGGAGTCTCAACTACCTCATTTGTTGTGTCAGTCATAGGACTTACCTCCTTGTTAATCTTAGATGTATTAATGCCTTTAGCACTATCAACTAAGAACTTTATCATGTTTGTTTTTTCGTTATCATTCTTTTCAACGAAACCTATATTTTGCATTGGGTTGCCAGTTGTTGGGCTAACCTCTGTGTCATTCTCAGAAATCTTTACTACGCCAGATTCTGGATCCCAGAATACATTCTCAATCTCAACGTTTAGGGAGTCACCCTTTACTACGTCAATACCGTCCACTTTTTGAACAGACAGGATGTTTGCAAACTGGTTTGCTGGAGTGTCAACCAAGGATAGCTCCATCAGGTCGTACTCCTTGATAATTCTAATTGGTGAGTTGGTGGTGTCGTCATAAGCGTCGTCGTACTTGTTCATACGGCCACCGATAGAGAAGCCAGAAAGGGTGCCATCCAGGACCTTTTCCCAAGTATCCTGTGCACCCTTTGAAACATATGCAGAAACATAGACACCAGAATAGAACTTCTTTGTCTCTGGGTCAAAGTACTTGTCCTCTCTGAAAGATACCATTTTGCCAACGGCTAGTGGCTGGTGCATCTCACGGATGTTGCCACGGAACTTTGAGAATGCTTTTACAGAGGCTTCTGCGGTTACAATATCTTTTTGACGATCAACGTTGTCTAGGGTAGCAAAACCAGAGACGATTCTTCGCTCCTTGTCTACCTTGCTAAACGGCATAGAGAGGCGAACATTCTCACCCTCGGTGTCCCACTGAACTTTTGAAATAGTCATAACTTTAATTATAGTTCCCTTTTACAATATTATTACATAATTATAACATATTATTGAACTGAGCGACCTTCACCTTGTGGGTTTCTTCCAGCAACTGTAGCCGAGCTATCTGAGGAGTTTGAACTTCTCTCTGAATCTCGCTCACGAGTCTGTCTAGTATTAGCACTTGCGTCTGCAGCTGACCTTGCAGTCATCTCAAGAAAGCTGTCTGCCTCTTCTAGCTGTGGTAGGTTTAGTGCTTCTCTTGCTTCGTTCCTAGTCATTACCTGGTTTCGAACATAGCGTTCAATGATCTGAGACTGAGCAATTTCATCTGTTAGGGTAAGTTCTTTAAACTTTAGCTCTACAATATCAGTCTTTTCCTTAATGATCTTGTTAATAACCTTTTCGAAGTTTCTTTGTGCTGGTCTAGCTACCTGCTCCTTGAAGGTACGGTCCTGTGCAAGTGCTGCAGCGATTGCAGCAGAATCTCCGCCACCAATCTTTGAAAGTGGTACCTGGTGTGCTACCAAGATGTCATCACGATTACGAATACGGTACTCGTTAAACGATGCCTCCTGGGTTCCAGTCTCCACCGCTTCCATCTTGAACTCTACCTTGTTTGTGTCAGAGTCTCCTGGTAGAGGAATATATAGTGTCCTGTGATTTTGCCCCTTTAGGCTTGTCTGCAGGAATCTAAACATCTTATCTTCTGCATCCTCAGATAGCTTTGCACCCTTTAGGGTAACAATATATCTTGGAACACCCTTATTGGTAAAGTAATCAATATTATACTGTGAAGCCAGGGCGTCGCCCTGCAAGGCACCAACTGCGGAAAGGATGTCTGGAACTCCGTAGAAGGAGTTTAGCGGAGAGTACTGCTTAATGTGAATAATCTCGTTTGGTCTAGGGTCGTCTGTAATTGGATTTACATTTCTTGCACCAAAGTTGCGGAAGTACACAACCTTGTTTCCAATAATCTGAACGTAGCCGTCACGTAGTCGACGTGCCCTCATGGTGGTTGCTGGAATGTGACCGACGTAGCCAATCTCGCCAGCAACTGTTCTTCCGATTTCCAAGTATCCATTCCCAGTAGACTCGTAGTCGGTCCACACCTTCATGAAAGTAGATGTCATAGACTCGTCCATATTTAAAGACTCAAACCATTCCTTAACCTCTACCTTGGCTCTTTCAACTCTTTTTCTTGCCTTGTCTATTGCACTATCATTATCAGATGCCTCAAGTGCCATGAGAACTCTCTCTGTTGCCTGGAGATCATACCCTAGGCCAACGATGTTCTCTACCTTAGCATCAATAGCGGCGTGATTAGCGAACGATGTGTCGTAGTAGTTAGCTAGCTCATATAGGTTCCATGGTGGAGTGATTACGTCAAATAGCCCATATCCGTTGCGATATACCTTGCCAGGGTTAATCTCTTTTGAGTATGCCCCGTCTTTTCCAGAATTAATTGCTAGGGCACTGTCTTGGTACTCAAGCGACATTACGTTTACATTGTTGTACTGTAGAGTTGAGTCTACTAGAGAGTCGTTATTTGCCTTCTCAATTCTGTCTGTGCGACGCTTAAAATTCTTTTCAATTCCAGAGAAATCTTTTAGGCTATTCCAGGATTTTGTAAACGGGTCGTGATCCTTAAACTGGTCCTGGTTTTCTTGTACGCTGTCTAGGCTAATTTCTCTAATGTATTCTTCTGACATACTACTCATCTCCATAAAGTTCTAGTGTTTTCTTTGCTGCCATGACAGCACCAAGGTCATTCAGGCTTGGAATTAATCCCTGGCTCATTCTGTCTACCTGCTCAGAGTGCTCTTCATCGGAGATCTTCTTCATGTTTGGGTAGAATACGGCACGACCATCTGGCTGTCCCCAGTACTTTGCAGCGTCTGCAAGCTCTCTAATCTTTGACTTGTCATCCCTCATGCCTTCAATGGACAAAACATTCTTGTCGGAATCCATGAATGGCTTTCCATTTGGCTTAACCCAAACGTAAGTTCCAAAATTTGAAAAGTTTTCTTCGATAACTCTTATCTTTGTGTCGCCTATTTGACCAGGCATGCGTGGTTTTTGTGGTTTCATAACCAACAGTATACCATATTATAGGGCTGACCTAGTAGTGCTAAACCATGATATGTCGGAATACACGGAGTACTGGTAATCTTTAAACACCAATTTATCTGGCTGACCCTGAGCTGTTGCAGAATAATCGTCTACCACAATCCTGTTTGTTCCTGTAAATGCCTTATATATTTCTACTGGAGATACACCAAAAAGTGATGTTGATGTCAGAACTAGGACGTCATTCCAAATGAACGAGTCCCAGAAATCCCACTCTAGCTCTATCGTACCGTTTTGCAAAACATCTTCCCAGTCTCTTTCTTGGGTGTCCTGACGCTCTTCAAGACTTGTTGACTGATAGTATGAAATGTTGTTTGCAAGAATTGGACCGTTGATCCTAATGGAGCCTGCCGTCAGAGAAACGTCTAGGATCTTGGAGAAGCTAACCCCTAGAGTTGCCCACTCCTTTACTGTTAGAGTGGCGTCCTTAGATATTTTGCCATTTATGTAAAGTCCAACATTCGCATCTAGCTGACCAGTCTTTGCGTTTACAGCGTATATCTTTGCACGTTTTCCATTTGGACTGGTTGATACAAGGAAGAACTTTATGTGGTCTCTTCTGCCCTGCACCTCAAATATTTGAATTGGTGAAATTGGAAAGAAGTCTTCGTCAAATCTTAGAGATATTTGCATCGCAATGATTTCGTAATTTCTTGTCTTTTCTGGATTAACTGGGATAGAGACTCCACGATTAGTCAGAGGGCTGAATACGCCTCTTGGCTGTACTCCGCTGTATCTAGTGTTATATAGATATGGGGTGCTGCCCTTGTAAACACTAAACGGATTGTTTGCGGCATAATCTACGTAAAATCCATTCTGCGTATATGGGGCAACATCAATTCCAAATCTTGTACCAATTGCAGTTGGGGAAGATTTCTCTAAAGACTGTGGAGAATACTGAATAGATCTAATCGCTATTGGGTATGTTTCTGTGTCTGGGTTAACAATCTCTACCTGAGTTGTCATAACTATCTGATTAATATTTACCCCAGGTGGTGGGTAAATGATTGAGTTATCTACAACCTCGTACCTGGTAGTCAGCCAGTCATCACCTGGCACAACAATACCACTCTTTGGCAAACTAACAGTATTTGAGTATTTTCCAGACAAGGTTCCTTTCAGTGATGAGGTGTATGAAAACATTACGTATGTTTTTACCATTGCTTCTGTGGTGTCGTATACATACTCAAATGACGACCTCTGTGCTAGATCGGCATAGTTATCATACCCAGTGAATAGCTGGTTTGACAAAACCTCGTATGTCTTTTTTGTTGGCAACGAGTATTCTTCATATAGGTCGCCGTAAGTCCACTGACCGCCCTGAGTGTCTATCTTAGAAAATTTATTTGGTGCAGGATAGTCTATGTTGAACTGAATAAAGTCAAGGTCGTAGTAGCTCTTGCCTTTTTCGTTAGTGACATACCTTGCAAAATAGCTAAGGGGTAGATAGTCTTCCCAGGTAGAGCTTGTAGATACGCACAGATCAAAGTTGTCAAAAACCTCTTTGGCTCTTAGCGTATAAGTTCCAGTATGTCCAAGTGCTCTGGCGGTGACAAATGATGTTGGGGTACCGCCGTCAAGAATGTGCTGCCAATATGAACCATCATTTCCAAAGTATTCATTTCCAGCATCATAGAGGACAAAGGAGTCGTATTCATCAAAGCCGTACTCGTAGTCGACTGGTATTCCACGAGCAGAAAACATATATGGAACGGTAAGAAGGCTCTGGACATTAAGGATAGATATAGAGTATATCTTTCCAGAAAATGTTGAGGATAGCTCTGATCTGCCACCCACGCTCATCGAAAGCTGGCTAGGGTTTCCAAAGAATGACCTCATGTTACCTTCAAAATAGCTAACAAAATCTTTTACAGAAATTCCTATAGTGAACTGCTCTCCAGGAATAACACTTTCAGTTTGGTACAGGGTTTCGATGCTGGCGTTGCTATCCTTAAAGTTATACTTAATTATATTATTAACAAGAACTATCTCAAAGTACCTATCCTGGAGCTTGTCGTCTATTCTAAACAGGACTTGCTCTGAGCTAGTAAGTTGCGAAACTTTAAAAATACCGTAAAAAGCTGCTACTGGCTCATCAATCATCTGATACTTGTCAAAGTATATGTATCCGTTCAGTCCATTCCAATTGCTGTTTGGTTTTAGGGAAAAGAATGGCGAGGTCTCCTGCGTTACCTCTAGACTATCCTGCTTCCATTCTTGATAAATATCTCTTCCGAAAGTGTCAAAAATTAGCTGTGGCTTTTCGTAGCTCTTTGTTGCAAGGTAATTCTTCTGTAGATCAAGGTTGTTGTATACCCCCTGTGTCCAAGAGCCAGCTCCTGGATAAGAGTAGTTATTTGAATACTTGGAGAATGAATAGTCAAAGAATGTAGTTGTTCCGCTATAGGCGTTGTTGATATTCTCTGGGAACTCTACGCCCTGACCGTAAACAAATCTTCTTTTTGCGACAACTGGTGGAACTTTGTATCCATATATTGCAACGCAGTCTACAAGGATTGGTGAGATGTGCTCATGAGCATAAAAGCCAAGCCAGTCGGTGCTTACGCCTTCTACCTCTGGGTCTGGAAAGTTTATGGTTGACTGGTCAAAAACTAGGTTTATAACTTCCTCTCCATTTATCAGCAGGCTGGCTGCAGACTCTGAATATCTGATATGCACTAGCATTGGTCTTGCCCACTCACCAACGTAGTGAGAACTATAGCTGCTTCCAATCTTTAGCCCTAAGAATGCACCGTCTACATAAAGGCCATCTGTTGAAAACACTGGTCCGAAAATTCTTTTTAACTCAAATGTTGAGGAGTTTATGTTGAGCCACATTTCTGCAGTCATTGTCTGGTATCTACCATTACCATTAAGGAACCCAAGCCCTGGGACTATAAGTGATGGAGCCTCTGTCTCATTCAGATTTTCGTAAATAACAGTTGAGTTTTCAGCACCATACACTAACGGAATACCAGAGTTCTTGGCATAGATAGATGATCCGCTAACTAGGTAATACCCTGGGATGTCTTCTCTAGAATAGGATCTTGCCTCTATTGCCTTGTACCCTTCTGGCAAAAAACCTATTTCTTCTGGTATGTCAATCACATCTGATCCCAGAGATGTTGAACAAAATTCTTCTGACCACTGCCCCAAAGTAAGGCCATTGTAAAGAACGGTATGTGGGGTTGGCGTTGCTATAGACTGCTTGAACTTTGACCTAAACAATAGCTTGAATGAAACATCTTGATCTAAGATTGGAAATGTTGCAGATATGTGCAGCCATTTGCCAGAAGTTTCAATATCAAAGCTTTTGGTTACCTCTACGCTTTCTGCAGAAACTGAGTCAAAATAGGAGTATCCTATCTCATACCCCGTAGTATTTTCAGACTGTGAGTATACGTACATTCCGATGCACAATGTACCAAGATCTTTGTTTAGGTCGTCAAAGCTTAATATCCCTCCAGAAACAGAAAAGATGTTGGGGACAAAGTCGCTAAGGATTGTGATACTGTCATCTTCGTGATCTGTTGTAGACAAGCATGTATGGCTATCTGGGAAAGGTGATTGCAGTGGGCCAGAAACAGTATCTTCCATTGTGCCGTTAGTTATCGTCCAATTAGACGAATCAGATAGTAGTCTGAAGTCTTCATCTATAATTGATACATAATCAGCCTGCTCGTCTAAAGCCCACATAGCGACTGGGTGCTCGGAGAATATTTTCTCGGCGTATAAATTAGAAGGTCTAGACATTGTTCACCTCCTATAGTTTACCATACAGAGTGTTTAGATTGCTGTTAGTTTTAGTGCGTATGCGTCTAGCTCTTTCTTGAGCCTTTCGTCATTTGGATTAGTTTTATATGCCATCTCTGATAAGTCGTACGCCCTCTGGAATTCCCCCAGGTTGTAGGCAGCGTAGGCAGCAAGCTCATAGGGCATTGAACCCCAAGCAAATCCTTCTACTAGATACTCTAAAGGCTTCTCTGTTATGAGGATAGCGGACTCTGCAGCCTTTTTGCAAAGCTCCCACTTCTTGTCTTTGTAGTAGAGGGTTGCCAACTCTACGTATGCTTCTCTTCTATCTGGTGCTTCATTTATCGCAAGCTTTAGCCAGTGCTCAGCATTTAATGGCTCGCACTTAGCAAGGTATCTCATTGAGGCTGCCCTCTCTGGCTTCCAAGTTGCACCAGGTAGAGCAAGATGTCTTCTAAACTCATCTGCTGCTTGGGAGAACATTGAATAAAAGTATAGCTCTCTGGCATAGTAGTGAGCGTTTCTATCGTTGTAAGGATCTTCTTGTACCGACATTTTTAGCAATGGTAGGTATTGGCTTCTAGGCTTAGAGCTGTCTGGGTGATGGTGAATCTCTAGATCTATCCAACCCTGAGTCTCTTCCTGTCCATAAACCGTCAGGACTTCGTGCACAGGAAACTTCCAGCGGTAATTCTTTCTGGTGTGAATCTTGTCTCCACCATACTGGAGTCCTGGAGTACCGTCCTGGTTCCAAGACCAGGTGTAGTTGTATCTTGGCCTACTCCAACCAGACTCGTATGCCTTTTCTAGAGACTCTTTCCATCCTGGCTGTAGCTCTTCGTCCATATCTAAAGCTATGCAGTAATCAATATCTGGTGGCAATGCTGCTAGCGATGCATTCCTTGCATCATCAAATCTCCAGGGTTTTACGGATACATCAATAACATGTATACCTAAAGACTCTGCAAGCTCTTTTGTGCCGTCAGAGGAGCCTGTGTCGGCTATGAGAAGGTAGTCTGCGTCCTTGGCACTGTCGTACCACTTTTGTACAAATTGACGCTCATTTAGTGCTATTGTGTATACGGCTACTTTCATAGACTTAGCTCCATTCTTCTTTGTGCAGCTTCAAACTGCTTGGTTGATATATCATTAGTAATCCCCACCCTGCCTAGTTGGGCAGCTGTTACGGCAACAATCCCAGAGCCACCAAATGGATCTAAGACTACGTGACCATCCTCAGAAAACATGTTTATAAACTTTGTTGGTACATCTTTGTGCATGGCATCAAATATGTGAAAACCTTCTTTTGCTAGCTGCATGTCTACTGGGTTTTTTTCGTTATTGATATCGCACTCTATCTTTGTTGATCCATAACGCTTGGTTCCAATAAAGCTAGAGAATCCTTTTTGAATTCCCTTGGTGTAGTGCTGCCAAACGGTTATATTCTTATGTGGCTCGTCTGAGTGTTGTGCGTAGTAGGATGAAAACTGTAGGTTGGTTGTCTTAATAATTTGAACCATAAGCTTTGCGTCAAAACCACCTTTTGGGTTGTTAGCCAAGATTAAGTTTCCACCTGGACGTAATACCCGTTCAACTTCTAAAAAGGCTTTCTTGAAAAGCTTTAAGACGTTCTTTTCGTTTTGTGAAAAGTTAATCTGACTAGCTGGATCCCCTCCATAACGCTCTACATCTATGCCAATATATGGTGGGTGAGTTATTACAAGGTCAACACTATTTGAGTCAACCTTTAGCTTTGTAGCATCTCCAAGTAAATTAATTACCTTCATCTGGAACTGCGTCCCACTTTCCAACTGGGCAAGATGCGTGTGGCAAACCTGTCTTCCAAGGCATGTGGCATCCACACTTTGTGCATTGCTGTGTAAGGGAGATGAAAAACTCACAGCCGTTGCAGTAGTCCATTCTAAGCTTCTTTACTTCATCGCTTACCCTACCAATATTTGGATTTAGAAGGTCCCAGGGCCTTGCAACTTTAGGCTTTGCCTGCTCTCCTTGCTCACCAGACTGCTCTTCTACAACTACCTCATCGTGACTGTGTCCCTCATGATTTTCAGTAGCGTTGTGCTTAGTCTTACAGTTACAACCATCTTCGTTACCAGAAGTTGGTGCTGAAACTTCAGTGGCTGCTGCATCAACGTTACGACTTCTTAGTCTATCCTGATATTCCTGCACTATCAAGTCGTATCTTACTACGTCAATAGTCCATGTTGATGGGTGCAGGGTAGATGCTGACTGCCTTCCAAGCTCTAGGCTTATGTTGGAGTATCTCTCATAAGACTCACGGTATTCCTTTAGAGACTCGTCTGCCAAGAATGACAAATAGTTCTCCTGCTGTCTTAGATTTAGCTGACGCTCTTGCTCTTGAGTTAGATAATCAGCTGACGACTTTCTAAGCTCTGGCTTTGACCCTGCCTTGGTGTATAGGTGGCGAACAAGTGCACTTTCAATGTTTGGAAATACTAGGCTAAATCCTGATGACAAAAGGTTGACAGACTGGAGAACCTCTTCTTCAAAGAACACCGCTTTTAGGTCTAGTCCTAAGTTTTTTGCAAACTCTTTATTGCCAAATGCGAAGTTGGCACTAAATTTTGACGCTGGGAAAAGTCTTCTGTCAGCATCTGTTATAGTTGCGAAGTCAACCATAGACGCTGCTGGGATTACTCCGTACCGTCTTTGAAACTGTGCGTAAAGAGAGTAAAAGAATTTTTGGGTTGCCGAGAATCCTTCTGGAAGCTCTACAGTTCGCTCTCCGTCTTTGTCTAAAAAGTAGTGACCAGCATATGCGGTAAGAACAACCTTATCGTTCTGTATCTCTCCTACTGCCTCTAGGTGAAGGTCAACAAGTATGGCATCCCATCCTTGCTCAAACATAGTGTGTGAGTCAATCTGAAGAACATAGTCTTCGTCATTGTACATGGAATGTGATTTTGCTCTTCCTGTACCAACACCAAGCTCGTCAAGTACGTTCTTTGATGTTAGCTTTGTAAAAGACAGCTTTACATTCTTGTTGTTCTTGTACAGCTTCTTTAGCTGCTTAAAAATCTTTTGATTGTCGTCCTGGATTGCTACTCCAACAAATACCCTTTCTGGGTGATCAGCTTTGGCAAATGCGTCGGCAATTGTTCTTGCCAGCTCTGCGTCATATAGTGACGGGATTGCTACGTAGATAGTTTTTAACGATAGGTCTTCTTGTTCCATATATTCCTCTTATACCATGCTAGTGGTGCATCTTGATTTGCATTTGCAAACTCGTACGAATACGACTCGTTCTCGTCAATTACCTTGCTATCCCAAGTGTCTCTTTTAAATGGAATTGCCTGAATCATTGGAGTCCCTGCTGGTATTATACCAGAAAAGTCTTTACGAATTACAAACGGAAAGTTAATAACAATGGGGTGCTTGTCGGTATCAACCACTCCACTGAATGACTGAAATGGCAGATCAAGCCTGTTTAGTGGGTGAACAAATAGGGTACTATACCCCTTTGGTGTTTTGATATACCAGGAGTTAACCCACTTGTGTGGCTGTGGGTCAAAGTGGTCTGGCAAAGCTACATTTTGTGTTTGCACTGGCACGTGATCGCTGTTAAGTTTAAACTTCGCATTTGAGATTATCTGCTTTGACTCTGGCTCATACATAACATCTGCTGGCAGAGGAATCATGTACCCCAAAGTTAGCGAGTCTAAAACTGGAATGCACTTCTTTACTGTTTCAACTCTGTCAATCACGCCTGGCATGGTTCTAAACCAGTCTGGAATAAAACGACTTGCTGCAGCAGGTCTTGGCAAATCAAACTCAGTTTTATCTGAATGAAAGGTTATGTTCTTTCCTCTTATTTTCACTGCGTCTCTCCTAGCTTAAACTCTTGTGGATTTAGGTTAATGTCAACTTTGTCATCTTGAGGGACAAACTTTCCATCCAGATACTTATCTCCAATTCTAACTCCGCCATCTTCCTTGTTAATCTTTACAAACTTTGGCTCTGCCAAAAGTATTGATGATAATCTAGGCTGTGCCCTCATTACATCTACGACTTCATTATCTACAACTATTGCTAGCGTAGAGATGTCGTTCATTCTGCTCATGTCTGGCATAATTCCATTTTCAGAGACTACAGACTTTTTAGCCTTTTTCCCATCAAGTGACTTAAGAACTGCCATCTTTATAAGGTCAAGAGTCGTTATTCTTTTGACGTCTCCTGGTACGTTGACTACAAGCTTTCTCTCTGATTTTCTTCTTTTTGGATTTGCCATCAGCGGTAGTCCTTCTTTCTCCAGTATATCTTTTTATAAAGCGTCTCTGGTTGTCTAACTAGCACTGCCTGAACAGGCTCTACATCTGACATGCCAGTTGTGTCATCTACCAGGGTCCAGGACGATCTCTTTATTGGTATGATTTGTGCAAATGGTGTTCCTGCTGGAATCACTCCCTCAAAGCCTTCTTTTATAAAGAATGGAATATTTCCTGGTGAATTAAAGTCATCACTATCTACTATTGCAGATGAGATAGTGAATGGTAGGTCAAACCTGTTTAGTGGATGCACAATAAGTGATGACCAACCTCTTGGAGTTTTGTACCCCCAAAACCCACTGAATACTAGGTGGTTTGGGTGATGGCCTGCTGGCCTTGGCATAAGCTTTCCTAGCTGTGGAGATCTTTCATCTACAAACCCAGAAAGCTGTTGTGGCCCATTCCAGCTAAATCTTGGATTTCCATCTTCGTCTTTAGTTACATAGATGTCTACTGGGATGGTCAGCATGTATCCAGAAACAAGTGCATCCAGAAGCGGTACGCACTTTTTTAATCCTGCATTTTCCTTCTTACTTGGATCTTTATCGCTAACATAAGTGTTTTCGCTTTGGCGATACCACTCTGGCACAAAGCCTTTTGCTGGCTGAGGCCTGCCCCAATCTCTCAGGCCTGGCCTGGAAAACACCTTAAAAATTTTCATAGTCTCTCTCTTTTTCGATATACCAAGTATATCACGAACTATGAGTTTGGTGTTATTGTGACTTCGTCAACGTTGTAGGTTTGTCCGTAAGAGCTGGGCACAACTGTGATTCCAAATCTAGGAGCAATCGCTGCACCAGTAGCAGTGTATACAATGTCGCTACCAATCTGTGTGACCTGGTTTGCATCAGAGTAGGCCTTTACAGTTATCTGGTTTCCGTTGGTCTTTACCTTTAGTGACTGAACCACTGCACTAACTGCTTGAGTTAGCATGGTTGTTACCACGTTTGATGCGGACTGGAATACCCTGATGTAGCTAGGGTAGCATGTCTGGCAGCTGTAGTATGGTCCATTGTATCCAGTTGCATTTGCAGATGCTTCTGCATAGTTAGGGTTTCCAGCGTTGTACTCTGCACAGTTGTTGCAAGACGTGTAGTCAGAGCAGGCGTACTGTCCACATACAATTGGGTTATAGGCCGAGCATCCAGTTGCAGCACAGTTAGATCCATTATAGCAAGAGCAGAAGTTACCCTGACAGTTTCCACCAGTCTTGTTTCTAGAGTTGTAAGCGTTGTAGCCATAGCAGCTGTAGCCACAGCAGTTTGAGGTATTGTATGCCACACATTCGTAGGCTGCACAGTTTCCACCGCTATAGTATAGGCAGTAGTTTGAGGCACAGCAGTCATTATTATTTCTTATACAGTTTCCCTGATTATATCCAGAAATGTAAGTGTAGTAGTATGTGTATGTATAGCTATTGTAGTATTCTACACAGTTACATGACTCAGATGTCTGTACCGCTCCCACTGACCACCAGTTTCCAGAATCAGTTACCCAAAGTGCAGCACCTGCACCAGTGGTTCCCTTGATGTCAACGTCAACGTTTGATGTGAACGAGTCTACAGCTGCGATTGGATAGTTAGAGTCATTTAGAGACGAGGCCTTGTTTCCAGAAACCTGAAAAGTTCCTCTTATAGCCTGCCAAACTCCACCGTCTTCAGCTGGATTAATAGAACCATCTGCACGATTAAAGTCATCGTTAAATGGATTAGATCCTGCTGTTCCGATTACCTTTCGGAAAGCTGATGATAGTGAACCTCTAAATATATCTCTAAACATATGTTATACCGCCAAATCTCCTGAGACTAGCCATTCGTTAGAACCAAGGTAGAGTGCAGATACAGTTGAGTACTGAGCTCTAGTCTTGTTTCCTGGTGTGGTGTATACAACTGCTGATGATGCTGGAGTCATTGTTAGTCTTCCAGTTCCCATCTGAGCAATTGTAAAGGTCATGCCTACCTCAAGAGTTGGTTCGGTAGATATAGTTGGGAAGGTAACTGTCTTAGCAGAAGAAGAGGTGATCTTAATCATCTTGTTCTTGTCTGCTGCTGTTACGCTATAGTTGTCAGTTGCTGACACAATTGAGACTACTGTTGGGGAGTCCGCACCTGCTGGGCCTGTCGGTCCTGTAGGTCCTGCATTTCCCTGTGGACCTGTTGGTCCCGTAGCTCCTGCTGGTCCTGTTGGACCTGTAGGACCAGTGTCACCAATGTCACCAGTTCTTGCAAATGTGATCAACACATCTTCGTTGTCTGAGAAGCTTGAAACAGATCCAGTAACATACGCAACTGGTACGTCAAAGTGGTCTGTGGCATGAGTGTGCTCTCCGACTATGTTAAAGAACACAAAGTCGTCTGGGGCGGATTTCTTGTAAAGTTTAAATGACCCCTTAACTGCAGATGTTGAGTCATCAATTGTCTGCAAGAAGTTGTAGACGTTTACTGATGCATCATCTAGGAAGTCAATATATAGCACTGTGGCAAGAGTTAGATCTGAGTTGTTTAGCCTTAGAACTCCATCAGGCAAGGTTTCTGGGTGGCTTGTTTCAGAGTCATAGGTGTAGTCAAACGTTGCACCACCGAAAGATCCCTGTGGTCCTGTAGGTCCTGTAGGTCCTGTAGGTCCTGGAACAGTAGAGTCTTCACCAGCAACACCCTGTGGACCAGTTGCACCTGTAGGACCTGTTGGTCCTGCTACCGTAGAGTCAGCACCAGTTGGTCCAGTTGGTCCGATTGGTCCTGTAGGACCCTGTGGGCCTGTTGGTCCTAGAGATCCTTGAGGTCCTGTTGGCCCCATTTCTCCCTGTGGACCCGTTGGTCCTAGGTCACCCTGGTCACCCTGAGCACCCTGAAGCCCCTGGTCACCCTGTGGTCCTGTAGCACCGATTGGTCCTGTGGGGCCTACATTTCCGACTGGCCCTGTTGGTCCAGTATCTCCAGTAGCACCTTGAGGTCCAGTTGGTCCAACCTGTCCCTGTGGACCAGTAGGCCCAAACATGTTTAGCAGCTCCCAAGAACTGTCATCTGCAACATAAACATAAGATAGTCCAGTTCCTTCCTGGAACCAAACAGAACCGTCAACCGTAGTTGTAGGCTGTGTTGCACTTACATAAAATACTCCACCTAGTGGACCCTCTGGTCCTGTAGGACCTGTAGGACCAGTCTCTCCCTGTGGTCCAACAATCTGACCAGCGTCAGTCCATGAAGTTCCGTTCCATACGTATAGGTTTCCGTTAGCGTCAACAATGTATGCATCGTTTACTTCGTTACCGCTGGATGGCAGGCTTGCTACATCAGCAACTGATCCTGCAAAGTGAATGTCTGTACCCTGCGGTCCTGTAGGACCTGTTGGTCCAGTCTCACCCTGATCTCCAGTCTCACCCTGTGGTCCCTCTGGACCCATTACTCCATCTGCACCAGTAGGTCCGATTGGTCCTGTAGGACCTGTAGGACCAGTAGGTCCGTGGATTGTGTCTGGAATCTGACCGTCTGCAAGCTTTCCAGTTGCGTCTAGGGTAGCAACACCATTTGGCTCACCAAGTAGTTCTACCAATACGTAGTCATCTAGGTTAGCACCTAGGTCTTCAAGGTTCTTGAAGTATGGCAAAGATGACCAAGCAGTAGTTCCATCACCAATCTTAAACTGGTTGGTGTCGGTCTCAAAACCGATTTCTCCAGCTGCCAAAATTGTGTTAGCTGTTGTCCACTGTGACGCAGTTCCTCTGCGTTGCTGCATTCTAGTTGCCATATTTAAAATTCTCCTATTGGGGTGCTACCAATTACTTAATTATACCAGTTATTTTTTTGCAAACAGGGTTAAAGATTACGGGGTTCCGCCATCTAGAATCTGCATTGCTAGTTCTGGGAACTGACCATCCCAGAAAATCTCTGTAATTCTTCCATCGCCGTCAATGGTTGTGTCGTGGATGTGATCAGGAATCTGATCTCCTCTTGTTGCAAGGCTGATCCACTCTGTGTTGAAATATACCTTTAGTCTTTCGGTTTCAGTGTCAAACCAAAAGTCTCCGTTTGTTGGGTCTGAAGGAGGAGTATCTCCAACTGGTGTGGCAATCGCATCATCAAGATATGCTCTTGTTACTGCGTGATTGTCTTCCGTTGGTGTAGCGACTACGACTGGTGCTCCAAAGGTTCCACCGCCAGTTACCTGGATTCCGTTTTTGACTTTGAAGTCCTTGTCCATTGTGCTCATTTAGATACTCCTCCTTTCAGATTAATTAGTTTTTTTGCTTACTTAAGCAGTGTTCCTACAACTACAACGGTTGAGTTGTTGTTTAGGGTTGTTACGGTTAGGGCTACATCGTCACCAGATACTGCTGCCGAGTAAGAACCTAGGTCTCCGTTGGTTCCAACCATTGCGTACTCAGTGATAGCGATGTTGTCAGATGCGTCCATTGTTAGAACTAGCTTGGAAACCTCTGTGTGGTTGCCCTGCTTGATCTTGACTAGGAACTCAGCAGAGCGGTACTCAGCCTTTGCCCATGTTAGTGCATTGCTTGTGCTTGCTGTTGCGACTGATGCCTCTGCAGCTACCTGCTTTGCAACAGAGTTAAACTCTACAGCTGTAAAGTTTGGAACTACTGCTTCAAGAGCTGTTACTGCACGTGAGTCTAGGAAGTAAAGGTTGTCCTCTCCTTCTTCAAGGTCGTCAGTGGTAGAGTCAGCTACACCGTTTTCTGCGGTAATTGTTAGACCAGAACCGTTACCAGTGATGGTAATGTTGGTTAGGGTTGCACCAGTTAGAAGCTCTGCTGCAGATGTCTTGGCACGGCCGTCAGTGAAGTAAAGGTTTGTACCCTCTGCAATGTCGTCTGTGGTTAGTGCATCAACAACGTCTTCTAGGTCGCTTACGATTCCGTCAGCGTAGCCCTTTGCGTTCTGCTCTGCAGTGTTAGCATAGCCCTGAGCAATTGTTCCAGCTTCCGACTTTGCAGTTGCGATGTCGCCAGTAACAGTTCCGTAAAGGGTTGTGTCTGCTGCTGTAGCGAAGTCCTCTGCTGCTTCCTGTGCGTCTGCTGCGGCACCAATGGTGTCCCATAGACCAGTGTTTGCAGTAACTGCACGAGCGTCTGTGAAGTAAAGGTTAGTTCCTTCAGCAACGTCGTTGGTGTCTAGACCAGTTACAGAAATTGTGTCTCCTGTAATGTCAATGTTTGCACCTGCAGTTAGTGTGTCCTGCTTGCCATCAGCAATGTCTCTTAGGTCAGCAATAACATCTGGGTTATCCTCAAGTGCTGCTGCCAACTCGTTTAGAGTGTCTAGAAGTGCTGGTGCACCATCTACTAGGTCTGCAACCTTCTGGTCTGCGTATGCCTTAGCATCTACTTCTGCCTGGTCTGCGTAAGACTGGTAGGCAGTTGTGATTGCTGTTTCACGAGCGTCTGTGTAGGCCTTAGCGTCTACCTCTGCCTGGTCAGCGTATGCTTCGTAAGCGGTTGTGATAGCAGTCTCACGAGCGTCTGTGTAAGACTCTGCAGTTGCAACAGCATCTAGCTCTGCCTGGTCTGCGTAAGACTGGTAAGCTGTGGTGATAGCTGTTTCACGACCATCTGTGTAGTCATTAGCAGCTTCCTCAGCAGCGTCTGCCTTTGAGGTTGCATCTAGAGCAGCTGCATCAATAGCTTCCTGCTTAGCAGTTGCTACCTCTGAGTCAGTTGCAAAGTCACCATCAATGGTTGCAGAGATCTGAACGTTTGATGTACCATCAAATGATACAGAACCAGTTACGTCACCAGTTAGCTCAATGGTGCGAGCTGTTTCTAGTGCAGTTGCGGTACCTGCATTACCAGATACGTCACCTGTTACGTCACCTGTTAGGTTACCGACAAATCCGCCTTCTGCTGTGATAACTTCAGCAGCGAAGCTGCCATCCTCATCACGCTTTACAACGGTGTCTGCTGTGTTTTCTGAAGTGGCTGTGCCACCGATAAGACCAATGATGTAATCCTGGTCTGCTTGCTTCTTTGTAAGAATGTCATAGGTGTTGATGGTTCCTGTGGTACCCTCAACAACCAGGCCGCTCTTAATCTTAAAGTCTTTTACGACTGTTGCCATTTTATTATCTCCTGTTTTAGTTATGCCTTAAGTCCCATACGTGCAAAACGTACGGTAACTGGCTTAATGACTGAATCTGGGGTAACGGTAAGTTTAACCGTATCTCCAGTCCTAGAGACGCTAATGGTTCCCATATTCCCATCGTTGTCAATTGTGCCGTACTCGCTAACGGAGACATCTTCTCCATCAATTAGCACGGTCAACTCTGTTGCATAAAAGTAGTTGTCTCCCTGGGTCGTCTTTGACAGTGAGATTACATACTTTACCATTCTCCATACCGTCGCATCAAACTCATCAATGTGTGTGACGTTCTCAATGCCTGTGATGGTGTTTTCGTTATTTCCAAAGGTACCCAGGTCTGTAGCCTGAGCGGTAGAGGTATCAATCAGGTCTTCGTAGTCTGATTGTGATGGCCTGTCTCCGCTTTCAAAGCGAGACTTAACATATGTGATTTGGGATCTGGACATGTAACAAGTATACTGGTTTTTTTAAAGATTATGGGGTGCCGCCATCTAGAACGGACTGGTTTTCCCAGGCATCGTTACTAGATGAATATACCAGAACATCTCCATTTGCAGCTGAGGAAATATCTAGAAGTACCCCCACAGACTTCCACTCTGAGTCATATACGGAAAGTGTGAGTGAAGAAGTATTAAACCATATTGGGGTGGCTAGGGGGTCTGTTGGTTCTGAGTCAGAAAAGTGGACGGCATTTCTATCATCTGAGAGCGTTTGAATTAGGTCCTGGTAGTCGTCAGATCTTGGAATCTCTCCAGGGCCAAATTTGTTTAGCAACTGCTGAATAGTTAAAATAGCCATAAATTACATTATAACATTTATCTTTACAAGATGTAGTTACTAACTCCAATGATTGCAATTCCAATACCTGCTGGGGTAGTGCTTGTATATTGAGCGATATCAACGTTTATAAACTTAACCCTGAATGGAAGAACTTCGTCTATCTTTGCGTTTCCAGACTTAAACTTTATTTTTGAGTTAAAGAAGTTTGAGGGTGTGACCTTTCTTGTGTGTCGCTTTGTATCAGCGACTATGACTGCTTTTGCCATTATGTCACATCTTCAATGATAACCATTCTTCCCTGGGCAACTGTCCAAACAGTTCCTGGTTGAGATAGCTGAATATCAAATATGTCTCCAGTTTGCAGATTTAAAGACTCGTTAGCTGTTAGAGATACTGTAAACTCTCCAGGAAGGTCGTCCTCATCTGCGGCAGGTGTGAGGGTAGAAATTAGAGTGGCGTCGTCAGTAATAATTCCAGAATTCTTAGCTAGGTTTGGACGCTTGATCTTCATTGCGATTGTCCAGTCTTCTAGCTCTAGTGCCTGCTTTGCATCATTTGTAACATAAACCTTGAATGAGGCAGTGTCTCCACGGACTACTGTCCATGCCACCTGCGGTGGAATACTTCCGACTTCATAAGATTTTGATCTGGCCATTTTATTATTATACCACCTTTAGGCTAGTCCAGCCTTGAGTGCTCCCCAAGTCCCATTGCCTTTTGGCTCAACAATAACCACACCATCTGTTGCTGCGTGTGCGACAAGCCCTACGGCACCTCCACCTGCGGAAGGTCTGACATTGGTAAGTCCTCCAGATACTCCAACATATAGAATATCTCCAGCCGCAAATCCAGAAGTGTTTACCCCATTTAGAACTCCAGCAACAACGGCTACTCCGTCAGTTCCATTTGGAATTGCTTCTTTAGCTAGACCCAAAATTGGTAGCACGTCAGCAGCGATGGCCTCTCTAACGTTTGTCTTTGTGGTAAAACCTGATGCAACCAGAGGATCTCCTGCTGCTATGCTTACCCCACTGTTATTAGTAACCTGAAGCTGAAAATACGAAAGTCCAAGCGGAGGTAGTACAACCTCAAGCTTTTCTACTAGCTGACGAATGTCTCCGTGAACGTTGACGTAATCTTCCGCTAGTGGGTAGGGCAGGTCCAGCCCGTCTGATCTTCCTTGTGCCATGTTTTAATTATAGCATGACAATCTAGGCAAACGATGCTATAATATTAAGACCAAATCTAGGCACCCTTAAAAAAGGTGCTTTTTGCTTTAGGAGGTGCAACTTGAAAAAGATTGTAATACTAGGAGCGGTAGTAGTTTTACTTGGCTGTTCTGCAGCTACCGTGGCTGATGACCATAAATCATTAAGTACAAATAAATATAAGCCAGTTTACGAAGTAAACGCAATGTCTCAGATCATTGAGACTCACAAGGAACAAACAATGCTGGAGCAGCAAGCTGCCGAAGCTTTGAAAAATATAGCTGAACAACAAAAGGCTGAAAAAGAAAGAGTTGCCAATAGGCAAGCTCTTAAAGATAGGCTTGTTGAGCTAGAGAAGTATGTTGGAAAGACCTGGTACGTATTTAGCGGATCTTCTCCTTCTGGGTGGGACTGCTCTGGGTTGACCAGATGGTTCTATGAAGGAATTGATGTTGAGCTAGATCATTCAGCTAGCAAGCAAGCAAAGAACGCTGGCTACTATGTACAGACCCCACAGGTTGGAGATATTGTTGGATTCAAGCATTTGAACTCTAAAAAATATTACCATGTTGGAATTTACGCTGGTAACAATCAGGTAATCCACTCCAAGAAACCAGGAACAAAAACAGAAAAAATTGAATTAACAGATGGATGGTTTTCTCAAAGCGAGATTTCCTTTATTAGAGTAATAGAAAATTAATTATGAAAACATATGCAGTTATTAGCACCATAAGTCTACTTGCTAGTCTTGGTACCACAAATATGTCTGATTTAGGTCAGACTGATATCTCTGGATTGCAGACGCTGTCTGTGCCTAGCTACGAGATTGAATTTGTTCGTGGCTCATATGAAATAGTAAAAGCTAGTTACGACAGAACTACCCAGCTGTCTGATGAAGAACTTGACGGTATTCTCAGGCAAGCTGGGTTTTCTGGTAATGGACTAAAGATGGCTAAAGCCATTGCATTCTATGAATCTACAAATAGACCAATGTCTTTGAACAGATCTAGCAACTGTTACGGACTATTTCAAATCAATATGTCTGGATCTATGGGTCCTAATCGTAGAGACAAGTACAACCTAAAGTCTAACGAAGACTTGTACAACCCACTTATCAGTGCACAGATTGCATATCAAATGTCAAATGGTGGAAAGAACTGGTCTGCCTGGTCTACCGAAAATTCTGCAAAGAAGCTAGTCGGCTAATTAATTACCACTTATGCTCTGGGCATTCAGCCTTTGCCAGCTTTGTCTTTGCCTTCATAAAACATCCGCACTTCTTGCACTGAGACGTGAGAGAAATAAAGAATGGGCATTGCTCGCATATAGAAAATCTTTGGGCTGACACATCATCTTCAACATACTCCGTTCTTGGATCTAAAAAATCCCAAGGTCTGGCCTCTCCAAGATTTTTCTTATACTGCTGCCATGGCGTCAGCTCTTCCAAGTGACTAGTCCTCTACCTGAGTTAAAATATTATTTTCGTATGACCACTTTGTGTCTGGGTGTGGTAGCGTTTCTGAATCTATCCAAATTACAGTTGGACTACTCTGAAGGGCATTGTGGAGGGTACTAAGGTCAAAAGCATCATTGTGTTTTGGAATAAAGAGATAGTCTGCATATTCTCCATCTACAAGTATTGAATATTTGTTTACGCTTTCAACAGTATTGGACTCATCCAAGACAATCGTTGGATTACTCTTTAAAGCTGCGGTAACTCTTACCGCTTGCCAGCTACCTTCTGAAGGATAGTATATTACGGTACGAAAAACATTGTCCACAAAAAGTGCGTACCCTTGTAATTTATTGTTAGCCATCTGTCTCTCCATCAGTGAATTATAGCATATTAGCAGAGGTTGCTTCTATAGCTAAATACACAATTACAGCTAGAGTCATAAACATAAAATTCAGTGGTACATGTAAATTCGTCTGTAATGACGTCACAGATTGCTCCAGGATCACACTGTGGGATCCCTCCATCGCCGTTGCCACCACCGCTATCTCCGCCGCCGCCAGAGCTGCCGCTACCGCCACAACTAGGACTTATTGGTCCAGAATTGTTTGCTGTAAAACCGCCTACACCTCTCCACCAAGGTATTTCCCTATCCAAAGCCTGTTCAAAAGTTTCGGTACAGTGATACCAGGGGATGCTTCCAGATTCTGGATCTGAGCCATTACAATACCCCCACCAAATAGTCTGGGTTCCAGTACACGGTGGTGTTTCGTAAACGTAATAGGTGTAAGATATTGCAGATCCATAATCTAGCAAAGAGTTTGCAGATGGTGACTGAGAGGCAACTATGCCATTGAGTCCAGTTTCATATGTAACCACAGTGCCAGTTGAAGAAACTGTAAGTCCAGATGCCTGTGCTGTGGTTGCTGCTACAGATGTGCTAAGTCCAGTAATGGTAGGAACTCTTACCATACCCTTTGAACCAAATATCGCAGCTGAACCTAGCATAAAGATCTCCTACGCAGATGCCGTCAGGTCACCAATCAAAACCCAAGAGTTTGACCCCCTGTAGTAAAGCAATGCTGCTGACCACTGAGCCGCAATCTGACGGTTACCATTCTTGCTATTAAGAGTTACTCCAGATGCTGGGGCAAAGCTTACTACGCCCTGTCCAACTCTTACGAATTCTATTCTCTGCCCCTTTGACCAACCAGCAGAAGCCTCTGTTGGGATTTGAACAGTCATGGTTATACCAGAGTTTGGAGATAGTTCTACAGTCTTTCCTGCATCTGAAAGGATTAGGTTGTACGATGTGTTGCTTGATACCTGCTTCAGTTCAGTTTGACCGAATGCATTCTTCCAAGAGCCGTTCTGTGAATATTGAACTTGATTAATTGAGTTTCCATCAGCGTCCTGGCGTACAAAAACAACGATACCGTCTACTGATGGACTTGAACCTAGTGCTGTGTTTCTGGCTGATGGGTTCAAGAAGTTGTTAACTCCAGCCTTTGCAGAAACAACCTCTTCAAATGAAACGTTTGAACCATCATCAAAAGTGTGATTTCCTGTCCATACGTATGGTGCTGCGGTATTAGTTGATCCAGCTACTGGATGCCAGGTATCAGTTGACTCCTGGTACACATATGCAATCTTACCTACCGTGCTAATTGTTGACATTATGCACCGATCTCCCTCCAGGCAGAAGTGCCTGAGTCATAAACATACATCTTTAGTGGAGAAGAGTCTTTGTCTACCCACAATGCACCATTTACAAGATTTGTCGTTGGTGCGGAATTCTGATAAGCTGCTACTGAGCTTGATGAAACGGTAGCCGTGCTGTTTAGGTTCATCCAAATGTAACCATCAATAGGGTCTACTGGTTCTACTGTTGAAGCTTCGCTTCCAAATCCAGAATCTTCAATTGCACCAATTCTTTCATCAATATCGTTAAATTGCCCTGCGATTGAGTCTCTTACGAGTTCGCCAAGGTCTTCATTGGTCTCGTCATAGGTAGACGATCCATAGTGGTACAACCTTAGTGCTGCTTGGATGTCAGCAGCGTCGTCATAACCAGGAATTTTTGTTGGAAATAATGATCCAATATCTTCAGAAGCCATTCATATCACCTAAATTGATTATACCATAGTAATAAATGTCTGAACTACCTTTTGACCATCAAGCGGAATCCACTCTCCACCTACAAACTCTACGGCAGAAATGTCTAGAGTTAAAGTTCTTAGGTTTCCGCTGGTAGAAATTGAACCAGATGATACACCAAATGAAACTGGGTGAAGGTTATTCACTGTAACCTGTGTATTAAAATTATCTGACTCTACCGTTGACAGAATTGTTGATGGAACAAATGAGTTCAAAGGAATGTCAATTGATGCTTCTCCATCTGTAAATGTTGCTGTGTAGTTGTCAGAGAATATTGTTGGAACTAGCGATACAACGTACTTCCAGGTCATGCTTCCGCTTTCCATTACGTACTGATACATAGAAAGGTATTCTGAAGTCTCATCGAACTGGGCAATATTGATAAAAAGGTCTAGTGCAATTGGGTCGTCTGGAAAAGTCATCGAAGATGAATTTGGATTACCATATCCAACGAATGTCTTACTTCCTCTTTCTCCAGCTGGACCAAAGTCTAGCTCAACGTTTACGGTTGCTGGACCTCCAGAAATAACAACATCTGTTGCACCACCAAGTGTTACGTCAATAGCGTCTGCCATTAGGTGCTCACCTGATCTGTTACAGAGATCTCTCCAGTAAGAACTGTATTTACCAAAGAATATGGAGTTGAAGACTTGGATATCTCTACGTCATAAACATAAGTTACTAGTGGGTCTAGCAATGCACCGTTACCTGGCAAAATTGCACAATCAATGTGTGTCTTATCAGATGAGATGGATGCGTATGCGGTAATTCTTCCAGCTACGCCATCTGGACCACGAAGAGCAGAAATCATAAACTTAACAGAGTAACCAGTTAGATCAAAGATTGTGCCTGCGTTAGTTTTCGGGTAAATTCTAAATTCATACGTATCACCCTTGTAATACGAAATGTTATATGTGCCTGGAAATGCCATAATTCCTCCAAAAATTATTATACACTACAAAGACTATTTATTTGTCTTGTAAATCTTTTGACCAATTTTGATCAGCGGAGGTAGTTCTGGTCTAGGGCTTGAGATTCTAATAACTGGCACTAGAGTCCTCCAGTAACATCACCAGCAACAACAATGGTTCCTAGGACTGGTGTCCATACTTCATCATCAATTGTAACCTCTAGGTCAAAGACTAGCTCTGCAACTACTGCACCTGAGCCTACTCCCCAGTTCTCAGTAATCTCTGAATTAGCTACAATTTGAATATAGCCATCCTCAACAACAACTTCAAGTTCGTCAAGAAAGTCTCCACGAGTATCATAGGCAGATGAAGAGTATTCCCATCCTTCTGTGTCAAAAGGTGTGGTCTCATTATTCTCAAGAAACTCTACTTTAAGTTTGGCGGTATCACCACGAACGATGTTCCACTTTAAGTTAATCGGCTTTTGCCCAAATTGATCCTGAATAGTCATAACGCTATTATAACATTAAATAAAAAAACTGATGCCCAGGAGTGTGGGTATGAGAGATTTCTCCTGGACACCAGTTCGTTTAAAATTATATCAGATTTCGCTATTTTAAAGGGTTGTTATTAATTGTTATAAAGTCGTTATGTGAATTTAATATAAAAAGTACTTGACAAGATGTTTTCTGTGTGTATAATCTATATATAAATAATATATATAAATAAAACCTATATACCTTTATACCTTATATAATATATATAAATAATAATAATCGCAAGTTCTATTTCTTTGATGCCTGATCTGAGAAAAAGTTTAATAGCAAATCATACATGTGATCTATCTTTTGTGACATCGCTTTTCTCTTTGCTTCTGATTCTTCAACTTTTTGTTCTAATCTCGTTACCTGATCTTTTATACTTGATCCGTGATTAGGCTTTAGTTCTTTTTTGATCTCATCAAAATAATGTTTTACCAGCCACCTGATTCCTAAAGCTGCTAGAGAAATAACTGTTCCTATTGATATAAAAATACCCAAAGTCATATTAGCTATTTCGATTGGGGTCATATGAATAATTATATTAGTTTTTTAAAATTAAATAGTGTTGCTGTACGGCTTCCTGACGGGTCCAAAAAAGCTCGGCGGGTCGGTAAGCTCAAATACATTTAAAAGCTCTCAAAATCGATTCTACGGCGTTTGAGATATGTTTGGATATAAAGCTCACCGCAATATAAGTTCGCTTTTAGTTCGTGGCGAGAGATGCCCACCACACCATCCCCAACAAATATGCAAAATGCATTCTATGGGAAAGGCTGTGGAGCTTTTAAGTTTTGGGGGTATAAAATATAACCAATTACCAAATAGCCCAAATAGACACTAGTATGAAGGATATGCTAAAATATCACAATGGAAGACAATACATCAGGACAGAGGGATGTCACCTTTTTCGACCTATTTGATAAAAGCAAGCCTAGGTCCGATCAGGAGTTAATTGAGCAACGCCTGGAAACATGTAAGGGATGTGCATCGTTTAAGCCTCACACTCAGAGATGTGGCAAGTGTGGTTGTTTTATGCAGCTAAAGACTACATTGCTTCAAGCTAAGTGTCCTATTGGTAAATGGTGATGGCTTCGCCATTGTGTACCGTCGAATTTTGATACACTAATAGTATGAAAATAAAGAAATTTCTTAGCTTAGCTGGATACGCAGCAATAGTTTATGCCTGGATAGCATCTATCAGAGCATTTGTCTTGTTTATATTCTAAAGAAGACTAGTTCTTTCCACACTTGCAGTTGTCACACTTGCATTCTGGATTGTTCTTTACTGGAGTTTCACTCATAGATCCATTATACCCCAAAAAATAACAGGATGTTTATATAAACGTTACCAAAATGTTATAATATATACCCAAATTTGTGCTATGTAACTATTTCGTTACCAAATTGTTATAATAGATACTTGCAAAATCTGAAAAAATATATTTTTGCTCCCTGGAGCATTCTGAAAAAAATTTTAAAAACCAAAATGACCAAAATCTGAATATTTTACAGAGATGTATGATGCATGATTTTTAAAAGAAAACAACTNTTTTNTAGTGAGCACACATCCAGGTTCAAGATCCAAGAGTACCCGTGCNACCCCAATGATTTGTTAACCTAACGTTCATTTAGAAACACGCAAATAGACTTGACAAACAGCCATTTCTATGATTGAATATGTATATAAAGATAAATAAAGAAAAAACATAGAAAGGATAAAAAATGTTTTCAACTTGNGAACTATGTGATGTAGTAGTAGAAAAAATCTTCGTAGCAGAGGAGGGCGAGTATGCTTGCCCANGTTGCTGGGAAGAGTATGGAGAAATCCACTAATACTCTAAAGNAATAAGGTGTGTCGCTTGACATACCGATTTTTTTGTGGGCCCCTGCTGTTATAAAAATGTTACACAATAATGTGTGTTTAATTTGACAATGTCAGTGCCATCTACTAAATTATAAGTATCAAGAAAGAAGGAAAGCAAATGTCAGTAGTAGTAGAGAACAAGGGAACNCAGGTAAAGTTGTTNGACGGCACTACCNACACCGTTCAGTTTGAGGGTGTGTTCGTAGTGTGCGACACCTGCTCTTCTGAGTATTCAAGAATTCCTTCATACGGCTACTGCGACGAGACTCTTGCTTGTGCTATGGCAGACGGAGAGTCATTCATCAAGTTGCCTGGCTACACTAACTAAAAAGTCAGACNCCTACCCCATAATAGACTTATCAAACAAAGGATAGAAATGAAAGCAACAGTTCTAAAAGACGGAATCAGAACCGAATACTTCTTCGACCCAGAACACTACTACACTGCATTTGACGCTTACACTCAGATGGTTCGTACTGGTGAGATCGATACCTTTAGTCTTACTCTACTTCGTTACTAGTCTTAGGTAGCTTGACAAGTACCCCGAAATGGGGGCCCCATTGTTAACCTAATGTTAACCTAAATAACAAGCAATTCAGTCTAATAATGTCGCTCATAGGCACTATAGTATAAGTATAAAGAAAGAAAGAAAAAGGATAAAAGAAATGCTAGTAACTACCAGAAACAACGACAACACTGAGACCACCTACGGGTTTGACCCACAGCACAAGGCTGAGGTTATTGGCTTCTACACTAAGGCTTACTGGAACCTAGAGATTCAGGGATA